ATATCTGTTGATATTGAATACCGGTTCGCTACCACTCCAAATCATATTGCCTATGTTGAAGACTGCACGGTCAACCGTGCAATTAACTACTGTGGCAAAAAAAATACAATTGGAACCCGCATTAGAGCTTGCAGAATAAAAAAAGGCCTATCAATAAAACAGCTTGCTGTTCTTTCTGATATTACTTCAGAAGGTCTTAGCAACATAGAGCGACGCTCAAGTAACAATATAAAGATAACCGTATTAGCTAAAATTTCCGTTGCATTAAAAGAACCTATTGAGTCTCTTGGTTGTTTTGAAATTCTTCCAGAATCAACACTACAAGAAAAACTTTTGAAAGCGATATTGCTTCACGGCCATACTAAAGCACAAGCAGCTAAAACCATGAAAATTTCCCCAAAAACAGTATATAATTTTTTTACTAAAGAACGTTGCAATAAAGAAACACTAAAGAAAATTTGCCTATATATAAATAAATTTGGCAACAAATAAAAGTTGCCAAATAAAAACATTCTAATCATTCTAAGTAAATTTAATGTAATCCCAGGATATGCCGCACTTTACTTTGAATTTTTATATCATTATGATAATATCCTCTATTTTTTAAAAGCTGTATTATTTCAGTATATATATCATTCTTTTGCGGATCTGATATAGTAATAAACAAGGCAAAGTTCTGACCATCATAATTATCTCCTAATCGTGCAACAGAATCAATCATAAGTCGCCACGGTTTTTCTTCAATTCCGTTCTTTATAGAACGTGAATACGACTTTATGGGATTCCACTTAAAACCATTTTCTACTTGCTCTTTCTCATATCTTTGATCCCATTTTTTATCTAATGGAACTTCACTTCCAAACCCTTTAACATTTCCTTCATCATCTATAAAATCATATGTTCCAAAATGTGCATCAATATTAGCTCTACAATATTCCTGCCCAAATGCTGGATCTATTTTTGGGGTATACACCAACGTCATTTTTATATCTCCATAACATTTACCATTTCTACATAATGACGGTGGAAATGGAAAATCATTAAATTCAATATGAGAATTACTATAGAGTGTACCAGAGAAAACTAGTGTTACACTTGATTTCGAACAAGTAATTATTTCTTCTAAATTTTGTTTTGGTATTCCGTATCCGTAATAACGATGAAAATATTGAGTATCAACTTTCGCTTTATCAGGAATATTAGAAGAATGAATCAAAAAAGCTTTAGCAAATTCTCTAGAATTCTCTTCATTTATACTATTACGCAATCCTGCATATAGTGCAGTAACCGCGGGAGCAGAATAACTTGTACCAATCCCTTCAACTAAATTTCCATAAATATCAAAAGAAATTACTCCTGTTCCGGAACAACATAAGTGACTAGTACAATTTCCGCCATAATGTACTACATCAGGTTTTACAAGAAAATTTGCACCAGGTCCCCTCCTTGAAAAAGGTGAAGGCATATCTTTTTCGACATAGCCATCTATACCGATGTTAGCAATTGAGCCAACAGTAATTGCTCTAACAGAATCTGCAGGAGATGTTATTCTATCATCATTTCCCAACTCTTCATTAGGAGGCCAATTCCGCAAAGGAATTTTTGTATAATTACCAGCAGATAATATTATATCTACTTGATATAAATCCTGAATAGTATCTAAAACTACTGCTAAATCTGAAATACAATCTTTACAAATATTACTAGTACCTAATGACATGTTCCAAACTTTTACTTTATCATGATATTTTCCAATTACTTCATAAAGAATTTCAATCAATCTATCTTCAGACAAAGTATCTGTATCTCCTTTTGTAGGATCAATATTTGGAGATACAACAACATCAAGGATTCTATAATGCTGTTGTTCAGAAACATTTAAATTTAATATATCGCCATACTGAAGTATTCCAGCTACAAAAGTACCATGTTCATAATTCCTATATTTTTCTGCAACGAATACTTCTCTTTTATATATCCAAGGCTCCAAAAATTTATGTCCCGGAATAATACCTGAATCTATAATACCTATAATTGGATAATCTTCTCCCTCTTTTGGTTGAGGTAATTCCTCTACTCTTTCTCTTGCACTAATCATATTAGGAAAATCACAAGTATACTGTGGAAAAAAAGACACTTTATGAACGCCTGGATATTCAATAATTTTTTCTAGTATTGATTTTTCTGTGCAATTAACTTTATAAACACATAGATGTTCTCCATAATTAAGTTTTGTATTTTTTATCTTGAGTTTATCTAGAAGTTCTTCAAATCTACTAGTATAATATTCATTATCTGTAGCATCATCAAATGAAAACAACTTTATTTTAATTGGCTCATCAAATTTATCAATAGTATCAAAAGATTTAATATCAATTTTATCTTTAAAAGAATATTCTTTTATCTCTTGAATCTTTGTCATATTTATTTTTATATATTTTGTTGATGACAATTTAACAGTATTAATAAGATGTTCAAGCCCATCTTTAGTTATGCTTATTAATAGCTCATCTAATTTCTCTGCACCAACAATTGGACAAGTATTAGATTTAAATAATGCAGTAGGCTTATGTGTTTTAGCGATAGCTTTTTCTTTCATAACAACCTTTCCTATACACGGTATATCAGGAAAGTTTTCAAAGGAAGATTGTAAAGAAAGTTGCAAATTTAGACACTGTTTTGTAATTTGTTCTTTTATTTTATCCGTAAAAGGTTCTAGCTCTTTTCCTCCTCCTCCACTTTTATTATTACTATAATCTGTTTTCCTAGGAATAACAACTTGTATTGGTAAGCGACCTTTATCATCCATATTTTACACCTCCATCGATTTAAATAAACTAGATACATATGACTTAGACACACCTAAAATCACTGCAATTTGCGCATAGCTAAACACTTTTTCGTCAATCGCTCTTAAATATCTAGCTTGTTCGCGATAAATTGATTTCTCTATAGTATCTTTACTATTTTGTAATCGTCCAACATTACGAAATTCAAACAAATTTTTGAATACCAAAGATAGTGAAATTTGTCTATCTGTTAGTATAGAATCAATTCTTGATTTATTGCATATTTCCTCAATATCAGAACCTGATAACCCTTTAAAAGAAAGCGATAATATTTGCTTTTCTTTTTCTGATAAATTGTTCTCAGGTAAAAATAATGAAACAAGGCTCTTCCTAGATGCGTCATCTGGAACATCTATTGGAATTTTAAAGCCAAATCTTCTCCATACTGCTGGATCAAGTAAATGTTCGTGATTTGTAGCAGCAATAATTATACTGCCATTTTTTAATTGATCTATATTTTGCAATAAACTATTTACAACTCTTTTTAATTCACCAAGTTCGTTATTATCATCTCTCACTTTAGCTATTGCATCAAATTCATCCAAAAATAAAATACAAGGAACTGTTTGCGCATACTCAAAAATTGCTCTTATATTTTTGGATGTATTTCCCAAATATGAAGATATCATACCGTCTAGTCGCGCAGTTACTAATGGCAACTTAATTTTACTACATATATATGATGCTAATTTACTTTTACCACACCCCGGTGGCCCATACAAAAGAATTGTATTTGGAATATCTATTCCAGATTTCATAAGTTTATCAACGTTATTATAATACACTAAAAATTTATCTACCTGCTCATAAGCAGAACTATTAAGTACTATTTGCACATCAATTGCTTGATTTGAATATATTATATCCGCAATTGGCAACCGTGATTCTTGATCTATAGGTATTTGTGTTAACTCACCTGTTGCCATTTGCTTCATAACAATTGAACTATTAGATAGTATTTTTAAAAAGCTATTAGCTAAACGTATCTCATTATTTTCTTGCAACTTTTCAATCAAAAGTTTTGTATAACTAGCCACTTTAGTTTTATCAGATTTAAGAGCACCTTCAACAATTTTAAGAACTTCACTTGAATAATCCACCCCACACCTCCTGTGTACGTTTTATATCTTATCAAGAACGATATCGTTTGTCAATGTTATTATCAGGCGTTTCATGAGAACGTTATCTCGTTTTTAGTAAACGAACGTGGTTTTTCAGTTTACTTTTCTCATAATTCATATAAAAATTATAGTATTACATTTAATTTATGTTCAGCTATATACGTTTCTATCATTGTTACCCACCAACAAAGTATTATAAACAACTCTGATATAATCTGCACTTGTGACTACCGCGGTGCAAGTCTAACTATTACAACAAAAGAAAAAACTATAATCCCTCTCACAATTGAAGATATCGAAAAATAAAAAAGACCTGGATGTCAAATGCATCCAGGTCTTTTAATCTTTTTATTATATTTTTATTGAAATACCTGCCATTATATTACCATTATTACCAGCAATCCAACCACCTATATTATTATTAAGAGGAAATCCAACCATCCCAACAGCGCCAGATTTTGACACTCCTATACCGATCTCCCAGCGTTTGGTTTTATCTATTGCCGGCACTGTGATATTTAGATCAGCATGGCTGGTTTGTGTGAGCTGCAGCTTGTTTTTATCAAAAACATACTTTTCATCATCGGACTTTTGGATTGCAAAATCTTTGCCGTTGACTTTTACTGCCAACTCCTGCTTGCCGATGTTTACATCAACATCTGTTTTCTCTATGCTGCCATCATGATAGATATACTTAGGCACATAGACCACTTCTGTTTTAGTATCATTTTTATACTTGATTTCTGTTTTTATTTCTGGCTCTGCTACCGGACAAATATGCAACCAGCCATGAAAACACCAACCAATAACAAAAAACATCATACCTACTAGACAAGTTACTATAATTTGTTTTGCCATCCCTATCCCTCCCAAAACGTTCTAACTTAAAACACCGTTGCTTTTAAAACAAATCCCAACACTGCACCGACAACACTACCGAAAATAAATCCATTTCTAAAAAACTTTCTGTCCCGCTGATTAAAATATCGATCACAAAACGCCTTAATAAATTCCTTCATTTTTGTTCCTCCTTATAAATTTTCGTAATCTGTTACTCCACGTGCAATAGCCTTTGCAATCGCATCTTGTTTATGTTCCAGCAAAATAACATCGTGATCGTTATCAATAAAACCCATTTCGATAAGAATAGCCGGCATCTCAGTGTTTCGTAGCACAGACAAATTCGGACGTTCCTTCAGCCCACGATCCGGAATATACGGATCAATGCTTTGTTCCGTATCAACAAGTTGCTTATGAACACAGGTAGCCAAGCGGGCAGCTTCACCACCAAAGTTAAACACCAATGTTTCAATGCCTCTCGCATAACCATCAAACGCATTGCAGTGCAGACTGACGAATACATCTGCACCCCAGTCGTTAGCAGTTTTACAAACATTCGGATATGCCGGAGATTCGCCGTTTAGGTTGTCACTCTGCAAACGCATTACCTCGCATCCGGCATTTTTCAGATAATACTCAACAAGTTTTCCTACAGCCAATGCTACGTCACATTCTTTTAAACCACTGTTAGGATTCATGGCGCCAGGATCGACACCTGGCATATGCCCTGGATTAATAAATACTTTCATTATTTTTCACGCTCCTTTCAGATTTCAACCTCAATTCTTACAATTTCTTTTTAACAAAAACAATCAATCCACTCATAGCTTCCACGCCAGCATCATTTAAGTTTTCAATAATACTAAGCAGCTCAGTTACAACAAGATATCCAATAACCGTCATAACTGCCCAAGTAGGTTTATCTAAAACTTTCATAACTACATCAACGACAGCTGCAGACAACGCACAAATTAAATAAACACCGATTTTCCCAAGGAAACGGTGTTTCATAACTTCACTTTTTATCTTTTTGGCAGCTCTGGCCTTTTTTATTCCTTTAATAGATTCTAGAATAGTCGGATTTTCAATACCACTATCTTTTAGATGCAGATAGGATATCGATACCCATTTGGTAAAACAATCAATAAATACTAAAAAAGCAAAGCTATAAAACAATATAGCGTGTTTATGAAATATCATGGCCAACATTGCAGCCATTAATGTTTTGTAAGACCAACCTTGTGCTAAAGTTTGAGCAGCTCCAATAGCCGCAAATTTAAAAGATTCCCAGTTCATTTTTGCCTCCTGTATAATGCTCCTTAAAGGAGAGTGATATTTTGAATACTAAAAAAAGAAAACGAATGAAATTACCTAACGGCTTTGGTAGCGTCGTGTTACGCACTGACGGTAACCGCCGCCGCCCATGGTCCGTAAAAGTCACAATTAACGGCCGTCAAAAATCAATCGGTGATACAGCCACAGAAATAGAAGGGTTAGCACTTTTGGCCGAGTACCACAAAAACCCTTCTCTTTTCGCGCCAGCATTGATTACTTTCTCGGAAGTATTTGAGCTTATGCGGGCCGAGAGATTTCCAAAACTGGCCAAAACTACACAGGTCAATTACCTTTCGGCATACAAACACTGCCATAGATTATACGGCAAGAAGTTTGCCGAATTAAAAATCGGTGACCTGCAGGCTGTTATTCGTGATACACGTGATACCGGTGCCCACTATGCTATGCAAAAGAAGGTTAGACAGGTATTACATCATATGTACACATATGCCGTAAAATATGAAATTATTGACCCTGCCGCCAACATTAGTCAATACATAGACATTGATCAGCACGTGGTTAAATACCCTAAAACACCTTTTAACACTCGACAGATAAACAGAGTAAAAAAACTCGGTGATAAATGGGCTATGACGGTGCTCATGATGATATACGCTGGTGTCCGCACCTCCGAACTGCTATCTGTCCTCAAAACAGACGTCAAGCTGCGACAGCGATATTTTATCGTTCGAGAGTCAAAAACTGCTGCCGGTCGCAACCGTGCTGTGCCTATATCAAAAAAAACATTGTCGTTTTTTGAATTTTGGCTATCTCAACCAGGTAAATATCTCATTACAGACGATTACGGCAATCAGCTTACATATCATCAATACCGAACACGCTTTGATGCTGTAATGACAGCCAGCCGCTGCAAGCATACGCCACACGAATGCCGCCACACCTGCGCTACCATGCTAGATAATGCTGGCGCTAACGAAACTGCAATCAAACGTATTCTCGGCCATGCCAGTCAAGGAGTTACTAAGAGGGTTTATACCCATAAATCCCTCCATGAGCTAAAAAAGGCTATAGACCTCATTTGACAGCCTTGAGTGGTATTAACCCGGCACGAATTTACGCAACAAAAAAGCCTGTATCCCTTGATTTCTCAACTCTACAGGCGGTTTGAATTCGGTATGATATTTTTTCATCAATTTTTATTATAAAAGTGCAGTATCTATGCGCTTTTTCAGCCTTTCACTATTATTTTTCTAAAATTATAGCATCTAAAGCTTCTTTGCTGTCGGCAGCATCAACCAAAGCTTGTTTCTCCCAGCCTGCCTGCTTACAGGCCCCTCTATGTAATCCCAAATCTACATTCCATTGAATGAGTTGTTTAACAGTTAGGTAGTGAATTGTTTTTTCGGTTCCACCATCAGGATAACCTCTCATCGGATAACCATTTGGATAATATTCCGAAAATTTATCAGGAGCTGAATTGATTGTATTAAGATCACTAGAAACCGTGAGCTGCGTATCCTTATCGCTATCGTATCTTACCATCTCTCCACTACATTCAGATGTAAAACCTCCTGTAATTTTACTTTCGGTCCAAGCATCAACTTCCAATAACTTAGAAGCTTTTAATTCATCAAGTCCTGGCTCATATGGCGGTATTTCTTTATATTCTCCTGTCTCTGGATCTCTATAATAACCATTTAATAGCATTGCAAATTCAGATTTTGTAACTAAGAACCCGTTTTCTTTTACATCTTCTGGTACATCACCATCTTCACGGTATCCGGGAGATACGCGTTTTCCATCTTTATCAAGTACAATGTAATATTTAAATTCTTTTTCCATTTTTATCATCCTTTCTTTTTTTACAGTGGGGATATTATGTTGAGTCACAAAATCCAACAGATTATCGTTACTGGTCTATTCCTTTTACATCCCATTATATAACGATGGCAACCAAGACATATTATGAACCTAAAGAGGAAGCAGTACCTTGGTTAGTTGGAATAGATATGCAAAAATTCATTTGCGGATATGGAGCAAACTTTATAGGGAGCAGTTATGTTTCATGTGTTGGCATAGGCTGTTAGCCACAGTGGGGATATTATACGGCCGCTGTCGGAGCCATCTACACTGACGTAACCACGCCGGTATCCTTTTCCAGATGTTTTTTTGCTGCATCAATAGACATACTACTAGCCGCATCTACTACTTGGCCGGGAACTACTCAGACTGTTTGGAACATTAACGCATCTACAGCGAACAAATTGCGCTTCATTTGGGCAAAAGCTCCTATAGAATTAGACGGGGCTGTTTGGTTCGGAATATTTATTTAGACAGTGGAGAAATAACCCTGGTTTATGGGCAATACCATTCACAGAATTTGTTGCTGGTGGCATTACCATGACACGCACAGGCTCGCAATCATCGGGAACTTGGTATGGTGATTCCGGAACAATTTCACTAACTGGTTATACAGCTTCATGCGCAACAAATGAAAGTTGGGTATCAAATATTAGCGGATCTGCAATAGCAGTAGGCCTTTAAACAGTGGGGAAAATATACCAATTCTGGTAATGATCGTGTTATAACGTATCCTATTGCGTTCAGTGAGTTATATTATGCGAATGTAATTTCACCAGATAACTGTGAAACTTTCGTCTATGGCATAAGCAACACTAATATTAATTACAGACTTTGTAATGGGTATAATGATGATCGCTGGAACGGAACACAGACGTCAAGGTTGTTCGCTGTAGGACGGTAAACAGTGGGGATATTCAACTGTCGGCTCAGGCGCTTGGGCTTTAAAATTCAATGGTGTTTATACGGCAGTAGTTGTTGGCGCCCCTGGCTTTCCGGCAAGAGAGTTTTGTGGTTTTACTTTCGATTACACCCTTACTGGATGGAGTTTTACGGCTGGATATAATAGCCCCGTTTCATACATCAGGCCCACCACTACTGCAATTTCACTTGGCTATTGAACAGTGGGGATATCAAAAGCAGTTAACTGTAGAACCAGTAGTTTATCCTCTGCCAGTCAATACCGTTTGCTGCGTCTGGGCACATAGTATCCACGACAGACAAGACCCTGGAACCTACCATTCGATTTTAAGCAAAATAACTCCTGTAGGTGTTCAGATACTTGCTGGCCAGTATAACGCACCAGCTACTGCCTACTCAGGCATTTCTGCCTACTGGGGTATGATAGGGTGGTAAACAGTGGGGAAATTCTGCAAGTTTGTCGGGATATGTAGCAGTATGCATATTTCCTATATCATTTACAACAACTGATTATACTGCGGTAGCTACAGGAGTAATGAGTGCTGCTGATGCAACCTTTGGCAAAGAGAATTACGTGAATAATATACTTTGGGATTTCACATCGGAAAGCCAGGTAGCTTTTCGCTTGTCGCATCTGGATCGTCCAACATTGAGATACATAGCTATTGGCTTTTGAACAGTGGGGAGAAAATGTCGGCGGAGGAGGTCAAACAGTGAGTTTACCTATATCTTTTGAGGTTGCTTTTACTGCTGTTGTTTCCGCTGACAGTTCTTGGTGTAATGCATCTTGCCATATAACGACAACTACCATCACCACAATGAATTATCAAAGCAATAAGCCTGATATTGCCCAATTAGGTCCAGTACAATGGTTAGCAATTGGTATATAGCCACAGTGGGGATATTGTTCATCACGTACAGCAACATTTCCAATTCCGTTTCCAACTGCGGCACTATTCATTGTTGCCGTACCAAAAACTACAAGCACGTCAGCTACGGCAACTGGAGCAGAATATTTAGGCACTACCAGTGTTAATTTATACCTTCATGGAACTTCTGGCTGGTATTTCGTTGGCGGCCATTGAACAGTGGGGATATTGTGTTGGCAAAAACAATGTAACATTCCCTATACCGTTCAATTCTGTATGGACTGTTCTTGGCAATGCTCACGGTTCTAACAATAGTAACAATGATCATTATTTCCTGGGTGAGTTCTCTACCACTGGAGCCAGATTTTATTACTCCAATATGAATTTGACTGGCACCGCATGGATTGCAATCGGCGACTGTTAAACAGTGGGGAATAATCTCAAACAATAAAGCCATTTTCCCACTGGTATTCAACGTTTTTGTTAGTTCAGCATTGTTGCTTAGTCGTGGTTCAGGAACTGGTACTTGGTATGGCGATAGCTCCAATACAACATTGACTGGAATATCTTGTGTAACTCCAGACTACGTTTTGAGTGGGACTTACATTGCAATAGGAGCATAACCACAGTGGGGATATTCAAATTCAACAGGAGTTACTTTCCCTATCGCATTTAAAGAGTGTTATGCCGTTGTAAGTAACGCTCACAGCAACACCACTGGAAATACCGATCATTATCATCTCTTAAGTTGGACATCAACAGGAGCCGCTTTTGGTTATTGGAACATGAGTTTCTATGGTACCCTTTATATCGCACTCGGGGTTGAATAAACAGTGGGGAACGAATACCATAGGCTCCCGCACCACTCGAACTGAAGCATATCCTTTGCCATATTCTGAATTTTGCCTGCCTATCGTATCAGGAAAAGGTTACGTCGGGGGATTAAACTACGGTTTTGGCGTTGGTGTAACCAACTTTGGCCTTACTAGCGTAACTATAGCTAATAACTCCGAAGATTCCAGTTATCGGTGGACTGGTTATACTTACATCGTCGTTGGCGCTTAGCCACAGTGGGGATATGGTAATTCTGAATCAACACAAACATTTCCTCTTAAATATCCCAATACTGTGATTGGAATTTATGGGAGTAAGAGAGCGATAAACTACGAATATACATTTGCAGCAACGAGTATTACAAATACAAATTTTTTCATGTCTACACGTAACTCAGAGGGTAGCAGTAGGGTTATAGCTTGTAACTGGCTGGCTATCGGCCAATAGCCAGCCAAATGAAACTACCAAACCATGGATTGCCGCCATAATTTTGTTTGTATACGTTGAATTTGGTGGTTGTCCAGTTACGTGGCTGTACTTCTGAATCGTAGTTTGTTGGGTTGTTGGTATCGGTGTTTCTTAGTCCGCAAAATAGGGCAAAACAAGCAGAATTAAAATTCACAGGAAATGCGTACCAACCGCTTTCTCCCTCGCTTCCGTTGTTACCAGCGCTATTAATTCCCCACTGTGGCTAAGCGCCAACGACGATGTAAGTATAACCAGTCC